TCCTGAATTGCTTTGCTTAATTGGCGTATTGTTAATTGATCCGCGTAACCTTGCGTAAGTGTTTGCCTCAATAGGATAGCCATGTCGTCATTCGTGGCGTTTATAACGGTCTGTAGCGCATCATAATTGACATTGTATAACCTATTCAGGGCGTCGCTGTGAACCGGATCGCTTAATATGTTTCCCACTGTTAGGGGAATAGATTGTTGACCAAGCCTACGCAATACCAAATCTGACTGAACAACCCCGCGCAAATATGCGTTGCGGACAAATACATCCTGCCAGCCGGTGCGTTCTATAACAGCCCCGTTCCCGTCCCTGACAACTTCAAGAACCTTAGCATCTTCAACCCGTTCCATCCATGCCATGTAATTCCGGGTAATTGTTTCAGGGTCAAAACCTTCAATGACCAGCATTGGATCATTGTTTTGGATTAGCGGAGTGGTTTTAAGAGCCTGTCGGTTTAGCTTTTTGACAGCCCGCCAGCGTTTATTTAAAGCGGCGATATACTTCTGTCTTACTGTGCTTGTTTTGGTTGGGTCAGGCATCGTGCCGTCTGGTTTGTTTTACAATCTCTGAGGCGGTGGTGTCTTTTGTTTTAAACAGTATAGCGCAACACAATGACCAGCGCGTTCTAAAATTCTGCTTCTGTGAAAACTCCATAAACTTATCCACATTCATACCAAATACTTTAGTGGTGTTTCTTCTTAACTTCTTTGAATTACTGCCACTCATAACATCCCCCTTATACGATTATTTTATCAGCCTCCGCTAACAATTGTTTATCATCTACTAAATCAATAGGATCACCTTCCATTTCAGGCGGTAGGTCTAAGAGCTTCTCACGAAATTCAGCATCCGTCATAGGTGCGCCCAGTGCTTTCGCTTCTGCAAAATTCTTCAATCCTTCTGCTGTTAGGTTTGCCGTTTCAGCTTTTTCTTTCGGATCCTTTTCAAACAATGATTCCCATTCTACTTCATAATCAACTGCGGATAAAACCCCCATTACAATCATCTTGTCAATGAACGGTTTTAGAATAACGTCCTCACATACTTTAATTTGGCGTTCCCCAACTAAGCCGAACCAGCTTTCCTGATCTGTGCTACTTGCCAATTCGCCGCGTTCTGTACCAGTTAAAATGCGGTTTGGGATTCCGGTTGCGCCGCTTATGCAAGATATAATCACATCGAAGGTTTCTTTTGGATTAACGCTTTGCCCGCCGAGTTCCTTTATGTCAACACCTTGCGTTAGTATTGTCCTTCTCATGTCATGGATGTATTGAACCATCTGATCTTCCAAGCCAGTTTCGGTTCCTGCTGAAATCTGCGAATTTGCATCTACGTTCACATGAAAACCCCTATCGGCAATACGCCAGAACGCCTCTGCACCACCACCCACAAGTTTTTCAAGGTCAAAGACTCTATTCATAACATTTCTAAGCCGGGGCGTTCCTAATACTTCGCCCTCATCAATGTTTTCAGCTAAATGAATTATCCTGCTAAAGTGGACTTTCGTTTCAATCTTGCCACCCCTAACGCCGACCATTGTTATTGAATACTCTGTAGGTAGGCTGTAACGTGGGCTTGCCGCGTCATTATCATATTGTTTTATAGATAATTGTCCTTCATGGAAAGCCTGTAGATATATTACATTCGCTTTGTCAACTCTTTTTATTGGTTGAGACAGGTCAGTTTCGCCAGCTATACCAAGAAATATTCCGCCATAATCACCAATACCCATAAGGCGATCAGCGCGTTCCATGTATTTATAAACCTTCAACCGCTTTGCAAGTAAATCCCATTCTTTTACGAATGCGCTTTTTTCATCTTCGACACCAACTTCATGTATAATCGGGTTTCTGCGCCATGCTGTTTTAGCCGGTTTCGATACTACAATGTTTGCAATATCATGACGTTTATATCTGTCATAATACGTGCTAAAGGTTAAGTTTCGCGGATAGCCTAATACCTTGTAAGTATCCCGATCATCGCCATACTGCACCCCTGCCATGCTTGACAGTTGCGCTCTGCTTGATACTACGCTTGCATTCATTGCCTGTAATTTCTGGTTGAATACTTTTACGTCAAATTTTGCCATAATCAATTACTCCCTAAAGAACGCGCCACTTTACCAGCGCGGTTAAATCTATTAAAAGCCCCGACAAAAGCATCCATCTGATCTACAAACTTGCCGAATGGTACTTGCCTAAGTTCATCAATAAAATCTTTATTCCAACTCCCGCGTTTTAACATCACATTTCCTGCTTCTACCTGTGCGCTTGCGGGGATTGCTCTAACGAATTTGTCACCCGTTGCTGGGTCAGCGAATACTTTATAACCGGATAGCATTGTAATTGTGGCATTTGCGCTGTCTTTGCCACCGCTCCCGGGTTCCTGCTCGACATATATTGAAACAGTTTTGCCATCTTCTATAGCTGTTTCCTTTATTATCCTTTCACGATTTCCAGTTGACCATTGCCCCCTAACAACGTCAGCCACAATATACTGATCATTAATGGTTTTCACAAGTAGGACGCCAGCCGTGTAACATCCTCCTCCCTCGGTCGATGCTTTATCCCAAAAACGGATCATTCCTTTGTGCATACTTGGTAACGCGCCAATATATTCAAACCGGTCAATCTTAAACATTCCGCCACTGTGCGGAGTGGGTCTTTGCTGGTATAATGAAGTATAAGAATAAGATCCAAGGGTTGTCCTTAAATCTGCCAATTTTTCAAGGTCAAATCTATCAGGACAAAGCGGTTCACCGTATTCCCTACCTATTGGATCAGGCTGTCCGGCTTCCCTTCCTATGCTTTCAGCAAATTCATCGCGCTCATCTTGGGTTTCACATTCTGCCGGCAATCTAAGGACTTCCCAATTCTTTCCATCTTCGCTGTCTAATATTCTACCCGCTAAATCATTTTCGTGCCAGCGAGTCATTACCAACACACAAGCCCCACCGGGTTCTAACCTTGTATATAAATCATCAGTGTACCACGTCCATACCTTTTCCCGGTAGACTGCGCTTTCTGCCTCTTCCCGGCTTTTTACCGGATCATCAATAATAACAATATCGCCTCCTGTACCGGTTACACTTGAACCAACACCAACCGCCCGCATTCCCCCGCCTTCCATTGTTTCCCAATCGTCAGCGGCTTGTCTATCTTCGCTTAAATGAAAACCAATGTCCCGGGCTATGTTACGCGCTTTGCGGCTAAATTTGGATGTTAAGGAATGACCATAACCACCAATAATAATTCTCAATGTTGGATCAAGGTTTAGCCTGTATAGTGGATATCGGATTGTAATTTTTTCAGATTTCCCATGGCGCGGCGGCATAAATATCATAGCTTTACGCACCTTGCCGGCGGTTATTCTATCAAATAAATCATCTATCTTTTGCAGGTGCGCCCAGTCCCAAGTAAATCCGGGAGTAACGTATTTACAAAACGAACTGAACCGGGTGCGCTTTAAAGATTCCTTTAGAAGATATGCCTCTTCGGCGGTGTAGTTTTTAGTCTGCTTCTGTGACATCTACAAAATTATCCACCATTTTTTCAATCAAATCTATTTCCTTAGAATCAAACTTTGACAGATCGATATACTTCGGAGTGTCCGGTCCCCGGGATGTTATTATATGCGCCACGTTTTTCCACTTTTCAGGATCCCGATTGCATAAATAGAATATAGCCAGAGCCGCACTTGCAGGATAAAACTTCTTTGTCACTTTGCGGTCTACTTCTTCCCACATTAATTCCCCGTCTGTTATTGGTGTTCCCTTCAATTTCGGGTTTCTTATTGCGCGGGTTGTTATGCTTTGCTCTGTGTATTCATAACCGCAAGCTGATTTCAATAAAGCGTTTTCAACTAATTTAATATTCGCGGCTTGACCGGCTATTCTACCAGTTTTAATAACGGGCAGGAATTGAACTTTATTCCTCCTTAAAGTCTTTACACTAATACCAAGACTTTCGGCTATTTCAGCATGACTAAGCCCCTTCATCGCCCCGTCATACGCGGCTTGTAGGTGTGCTTCGCTTGGTATGTATTCAGGTCTACC